GAGGACATCCGACGAATGCTGGCGGCGACGACCGCCGACAACGAGGCGGGCGCGCGTGAGCGGGCCATCGTCGTCACGCTCTACTGTTTGGGTCTGCGAGCGTCTGAGCTGTGCGGTCTGAACTTCGAGGAGATCGATCTGCCCAGGCGAACCGCGTGGATTCGGGGCAAGGGGCGGCGAGAGAAGGAACTGGTGCCGCTGCCCGCGCCGGTGATCGAGGCGGTGGAGGGCTACCTGCGATTTCGCGGGACGACACGCGGTCCGCTGTTCGTGAGCCGCTCGCGCCGGTGCTCCACCGACGGCGCCAAGCGGCTGCATCCGAACTCGGTGTTGCGCATCGTTGATGAGTCCGGCAAGCGTGTCGGCGTTCGTGTGTGGCCGCACGCGCTCCGCCACTCTGCCATCACGTCGGCGATTGTCGAGGGGCAGCGTGCTGGCGTGGGCCTCGATCAGGTGCGGGCGTTCTCCCGCCATCGGAACCTCTCGACGATGCTCGTCTATCGCGACGAGCACGACCGAGCCGCGACTCATCGACGGCTGGCGGACATCGTCGGGGCGACGCTGGAACGGTCCGGCGCCGCCCTGTTGTGAGAGTGGGAATGCGCCTTATCACGCCGATGTCTGTGGTTCCAATATCGACGGCGGTGACAGCGCGGGAGGCGTTTCTCGTGGCGCTCGGCGTCCGCACCGAAGCGCTCACTGAGCTGCGCCGCTTGGCGAAGCAGTGCGAGCAACCGCTACCGGCAGGCTTGCAGAGAACTGCGGGCCTGCACCCGGCTCCGAACTGGATGAGTCTCGAACGGACGCTCCTCTTCGGCATGGCCGGCCAGCAGCGGGTTGAGCAAGCGAGCGCGTGGGCGAAGCGTCTCGGCCTCGGGAGCGTGCCTTGGCTTGAAAAATGGGCGGTCTTCGCGCTCTTCTGGTCGACTGTGGCCGCAGAGTGTGACGACGCTCGATGCCAGAGCGGGTGCCGAGCTGTGACAGCCGGTAGCGACCGGGCAGCGCTGGCGACGGTCGGAAGCCGTTCCATATTGCTGGACCTTCAGATGCAGGACGAGGTCAAGTCGACGGTCGCGTCGTTCGTTGGTGGCGCAGGTCACCCTCGATCGATCGCCAGCGTGCCGACGTGGAGTCTGTCCGGGGCCAGTGTCGGCTATCCCCTACCAGGGCCGGACCCGCGCGTGGAGACGAGGAGCGAGTTCCTTCGACGCGCAGGCGCCGAGTGGGAGAAGGCCGTCGGCGAGCTGGAACACGAGGGAGTGCAGATATTCAACCCGCGAAAGCTCAATCAACACGTGGACTGGTTCGTGCGCCATCGCGTCTTGGGACAGAGCGCCAGCGAGATACTGGGCAGCTCTGGCAAGGAAGAGTCGACGATTTACAAGGCCGTCAAGGCGATTGCCTTCGTGCTTCCGATACCGCTTGACGACGAAGGTGCGAACCTGAATTACAGAAGGTCGTTCTAGCGCCTTAGCTGCTCAGCGGGCTTTGATGTCTCATCTCCCTGGAGGTTCCAGGATGACCGAGACAAGCCTACGTGGCCCGCGAACAGCAAGTCCAACGCTTCCAGATGTCGGGTTCGTACGGCTACCCCAGATTCTCGCCATCCTGCCAATCGGCAAGACTACTTGGTGGGACGGCGTAAGAACCGGCCGGTTCCCGGCCCCATCCAAGCTCGGCTCGCGGATCTCCGTCTGGCGTGTTGAGGACATCCGCGCGCTGCTCGCGACGCTCGGCGCCAAGGACGCGGCCTGAGCGATGGCGGCTGTTCGTGAACGCCTCGAAGAGATCGACACCGCCAGACCGGCCATCGCGAAGCTTAGGGCCTCGAAGCCCTTCGCGCTCAGCGACGTTGGGAACGCCGAGTTCTTTGCGGCGCGATTCGGTGACGTGGTTCGATTCGATCATCGGCGCGGCGGGTGGCTCGTATGGGTCGGGCATCGCTGGGCCGTCGATCGCACGGGCGAGGTTCGGCGCTTGGCGAAGAAGGCGATTCGTGTCCGCCTGAGAGAAGCGGCGTCGATTGTCGACGACGGAAAGCGCGCGGCGGCGGTCCGCTGGGCCGCGACGTCTGAGAGCCGAGGGCGGTTGGAATCGATGCTTGTCCTGGCGCAGTCCGAAGCCCCGATCGCGGATGCCGGGGATGCGTGGGACAAGGACCCGTGGCTTCTCGGTGTGAAGAACGGCGTCGTGAATCTGAAGACGGGCGAGTGCCGAGCCGGTAGAACTGACGACCGGATCACGTTCTGTTGTGGCGTCGACTTCGACGCGGCCGCGAGGTGCCCTCGGTGGCTATCCTTCCTCGACGAAGTCTTTGGCGGCGACCGGGCACTGATCGCGCTCGTGCTCCGAGCGCTCGGCTACTCACTGACAGGTCGCACCACCGAGCAGTGCCTGTTTCTCTGCCACGGCGATGGCGCGAACGGGAAGAGCACGTTCCTCCAGGCACTCCGGCATGTGTGGGGCGACTACGCGCTGAACACGCCGTTCTCGACGTTCGAGTCGCGGCAGCGCACCGGAATCCCGAACGATGTTGCGGCTCTCGACGGTAGGCGCTTCGTGATGGCGTCAGAGACCAACGACGGCACGCAGCTCAACGAAGCGCGCGTGAAGGCGATCACGGGAAGTGACCCGGTGTCGGCGCGCTTCCTCCATCAGGAGTTCTTCCAATTCGATCCGGTCGCCAAGGTCTGGCTGGCGGTGAACCACCGGCCGATCGTCCGGGACGATAGTCATGGGTTCTGGCGACGGGTTCGCGTCGTCCCCTTCGGCGTGAGATTCAACGGCGGCAATCCGCGCTTGCTGGAGGAGTTGAAGGGTGAGGGGCCGGGCATTCTCGCGCTGCTGGTCCGCGAGTGTGTGGAGTGGCAGCGGCACGGCCTGCCCTTGTCTATCGCGGTCGCCTCGGCGACAGGTAGGTATGAGGCGGACTCGGACCCTCTCTCGGACTTCCTGGACGAGGCGTGCGAACGGGGAGATGGGCGAACCGTCGGGGCCGCTGACTTGTTCAAGCGGTACTCCACGTGGGCGACCCTCGCCGGCATCGGCGAGGGTGAGCGGTTGACCGGCACGGCGTTCGGGCGGCGGATGAGCGCCCGGTTCGACTCGAAGAAGCTCAGCACCGGCAAGGTCTACACGGGGTTAGCTCTACGCCGGGATGCGGCGGTGGCGACGAATCAGGCCGAGGTGACGGGTTGCCGCGAAGAGGTCAGTCGATCGTGAGAAAGACATCCAAGGACGGAAAGATGAAGGATGCCGTCAGACCCGTCAGACCCGTCAGCCGGCGGACGACCACCGTGGGAGCGCGTGATAATCGGCGTTCTCCACGACGCCCGGAAGCCCCCCAATCCCGACCGGCGGGATCGAGCAGCTCGGCCGGTTTCGGCAGTCCCGAATTCGGGAGCGCCGGGCTCAGCGAGCGCGAACGCCGCTTCGTGGAAGCCTACATGGGTGCCGCCGCTGGCAACGCTACGAAGGCAGCGAGGATGGCCGGATACGCCAATTCGACCGCCGAGAAGCAGGCCCACAGGCTGTTGGTAAATGTAGGGGTTCAGAACGCCATTGAGTCGCGCGCGAAGGCCGACCCCGCCGTGTGGACGCGCGAGGACCGTCAGAGGTTCTGGACGGCTGTGGCGCGGGGCGAAGGGCACCACGCGGGAGCGGCGCTGAAGGACCGCCTCAAGGCGAGCGAGCTACTCGGTCGGAGCCAAGCTGATTTCGTTGAGCGCGTGGAGCACCGAGGCACCGTGACCCTTGAGCAGGTGCTGGCCGCGTCGCGCGACGCCGGGAGACACCATGCCTGATCTGTTCGAGATGGGCGGCACGGTTCGGCGGTGGCGCGAGAACCCGCTCGCCTTCGTCGTCGACAACTTCGGCGTCGAGCCCGACATCTGGCAGGTCGAGGCGCTCATCGCCTTCGCCTCGCCAGATCCGTCGAAGCGGAGAATCAGCCTCCAGGCGTGTGTCGGTCCTGGCAAGACCGCGTGCTTGGCGTGGTGCGGGCTGCACTTCCTGGGCACGCAGGGCACGGAAGGCGAGCACCCGAAGGGCGCCGCCGTCGCGATCACGGCGGACAATCTCAAGGACAACCTCTGGCCTGAGATGGCGAAGTGGATGGGGCGGAGCGCTTACCTGTCAGCGGCGTTCACCTGGACCCAGAGCCGAATCTTCGCAAAGGACCATCCCGAGACGTTCTTCCTCTCGGCGCGGTCGTGGCCGAAGTCGGCAAACGCCGACGAGCAGGGCAAGACGCTATCGGGCTTGCACTCCAAGTTCGTCCTGGCGCTCATCGACGAGTCGGGCGCCATTCCTCTCACTGTGCTGCGCGCCGCCGAGCAGGCGCTCTCGAACTGCGAGTTCGGCAAGGTCGTCCAAGCTGGCAATCCTGTCAGCCGAGACGGCATGCTCTACGCCGCAGCGTCGACCCTGCGCCACCAGTGGCACGTGGTGCGCATCACCGGAGATCCGGACGACCCCAAGAGGTCACCGAGAATCGATCTCGAATGGGCGCGCGAGCAGATCGCCACCTACGGCCGAGACAACCCGTGGGTGCAGTCCTACATCCTCGGGCAGTTCCCGCCCCAGGCGCTCAACGCGCTCTTGAGCATCGAGGACGTCGAGGCGGCGATGTCTCGGCAACTGCGCGACGAGCAGTTCTCGTGGGCTCAGCGGCGTCTGGGTGTGGACGTTGCTAGATTCGGCGACGACCGCACCGTCATCTTCCCGCGCCAAGGGCTTGCCGGGTTCCAGCCCGTCGTGATGCGCCACGCGAGGGGCTCGTCCGTGTCGGTAGACATCGCCAACCGCGTCTTGGCCGCAAAGTCCAAGTGGGGCAGCGAGCTGGAGTGCTTTGATGCCACCGGCGGATGGGCGGCGGGCGCGGTTGACGTCATGCGATCGAACGGACACAACCCAGTCGACGTTCAGTTCGCCGCGCCGGCCTACGACCAGCGCTACAAGAACCGCCGGGCCGAGATCTGGTTCGCGATGTCGGAGTGGATCAAGCGGGGGGGCTCACTACCGCTGCTGCCTGAACTGGTCGGAGAGCTGACGACTCCGACCTACACCTTCGCCGGTGGCAAGTTATTGCTGGAAGACAAGGATCAAGTGAAGCGCCGGCTCGGTCGCTCACCCGACCTCGCCGACGCGCTCGCCCTCACCTTCGGCATGCCCGACATGCCGCGCGGGTTGCATCAGTCCCACAGCTCCGTCGGGCGCGCCCTCACTGACGCCGACCCCTACGCGGAGCGGACCTCGCGAGGTGCGTCGTGAAGGTCCGTGCCACGCGGACGGGCTACTACGCTGACGTGCGCCGACGCGAAGGTGACGTCTTCACGCTACGCAACGCCGGCCATTTCAGCCCGGCCTGGATGGCGCTAGCCAGCGACGAGGAGGCCGAGCACACCACGGGCGCTCAGCAGTCGCTCGATGCGCTCCACGATGCCCAGAGCCCTATCGGGCGGGTTCGGCGGACGAACGTCGAACCCGACGAGCCCGCCGTCTTGTTCGACGGCGACCCCTTCAACCTCAGATTCGGAGATGAGCGATGACCATGACCAAGTCAGCAGCCCGGACGTTGTATGACAACCCAGAGAGTGTTGCGGCCGACCGCGCCGCTGCCCGAGCACTCGTGCCGGCGGCACAGCCGCGCGACTCAGGAGCGCAGCTCTACGGCTACTCGGCCGTTGAAGGTGAGGTACAGGCGCGCGGCGCCGAGCTGTGGGCTGCTACGGGAGCCGGCGAGGTGGAGCAGCGTCGGACGCGTGACCTGTTCGTCGACATCGCCAAGTCCGGCGTGCCCGAGGGCCTCGTCGTCAGCCTCGCCCGCCAGTTCCTCGACAGCGAGCTGGCGTTCGCTCGGGAGATCACCGACGACGATGATGTCAGGGAGATGGAGCGTCGCGTTGCGCTCGGCAACGAGCAGACACGGGAGGCGTTCCGCACGCAATACGGCGACCAGGACGGCGAGCGGATGTTCGCACGCGTCCAACGCTTCGTACGGGCGAACCCGAAGCTCGCCCATGTGCTTGAGCAGCATGGCCTCGGAAGTCGTCCCGACATCGCGATGGGGCTTGCCGCCCACGTCTTCTCGACAGGCTACCGGTAGCAGTTGATTCACGTTGGGTGTTGGAGAACGCGGGTTATCAAGCTCAACGCGGCTCGAAGCCGTTTGGAGAGAGTCAGTGCCCTACATTCGCCCCTTCCGCACGCCGCAGCAGCGCGAGCAGGTCTACTTCGACCGGCTCAGGTTCGGTCGTTATGAGTTGCCCAAGGAGAAGAGAGCGAAGCTCTCGACGACGAGCACCAGACGCTCGGACTGGCTGCGCTTCGCGCCGGCGCCTACCGCGTTCACGGGGAGGGAGTCGGCACTCGTCATCCGTCCCGGCGGCATCGGGCACAGGAGTCCGGCTCCACTCGTGCGGAGCCGGCTGCTACCAGTCAGCAGCCTGATCGGAAGGTAGAGACAGAGGCACCTGCCCGCGACAGCAGCGTTCATCGCCGGGTCGGCCCTACCAGAGAAGCCAGCTTCTTAGCGACGACTGGGGCAGACATGTCGGCCGCGACCCACGCAGCGAAGCCTCCGAATCCGACGGTGCGGACCACGACGACGACGGCGAGCCCGACGAGGACGCCAGCGCTCCAGAGGAGGAACCTACGGATTCCGGTCGGCATTCCGGATGTCCAAGGCATCGGGCTGTAGGTGAAGACACCGAGCATCCAGGCGTTCAAGGCCGTCGTTGGCCCTATTGCGGCGCTCATGAATGCGGCCACCACGAACAGCAGTAGCGCCACGAAGAACACGTCCCAGAGCCGAGACAACGTTGCGGACATTTCGCTCCCCGGACGTGGTATCGGCATACGCGATTGTTACGTTTAGTCTACTGACCATTCAGGAGGCGATTCGCAAGATGTCGACGTGCCTCGAAGTCGTCGCCAAGAGTCCGCCACTTCCGTCCTCGGACGCCGGGTGAAGGCGCTCAGAGACTCAAGAGGGTGGTCCCAGGAGCGGCTCGCCGAAGCCGCCGAGATGGACCGCAGCTACCTCGCTGGCATAGAAGTAGGCGGGCGCAATCCTTCGGTCAAGGCGCTGGAGCGACTGGCGGGAGCGCTGTCTGTTTCTATCTCGAAGCTCTTCGAGGACTGACGCTTCCAGGACGACGGCGTGTAGCACCCGCCGAGTGTGGCCGATACGAAGCGAAGGGGCCACGCTTGCAGGAACCCACTCTCGCACTCTTCGGGCTGGACGACAGCGACCCCAGTTTCTACGAGACCCTGGAGTCGTGGCAGAGCTGGTCGCCGATTCTCCGCGCGCTTGTAGCGGCCGGCCTTGGATACCTTGTCTTTCTGGTCGTTGGCGATGCCGGCGTGGGCAGCGTGGCAGGTGGGGTGTTCGGAGTCATCGCGATGTCGCCAATCGGCGATGGCTGCGAGGATGCAGTCCTGCGGCTCGTTGTCCCGAAGCTCTTCCGGTGCCGCGAGTTTAAGGCGGCGCGCCGGACGTATGCCGAGCATGTTCGCGAACTGCATGCTGCGGAGCGGCGCCGCAAAGCCGAGCACTGGCTCGCTCTCTCCGGACACGGGTTCGAGCGCGAACTTGCTGCCGTGTTCGAACGGGCCGGCTTTGAGGTATCGCTGACCCCGGGATCGCGCGATGGCGGCGTGGACATCTTCCTGCGTCACGCGGGTCGGCTCGTAGCGGTTCAGTGCAAGCACACCAAGGATCCCGTCGGTCCCAGCGTGGCCCGTGACCTGTTCGGCGCCGTGGCGCATTGCGGTGCCGACGAGGGCATCCTGGCCACGACAGGAGCCGTGACCTCTGGCGTCGAGGAGTTCTTCAGGGGCAAGCCCTTGCGAGTGATGGGCCTGTCCGAGATTGTCGCCCTCCACGAGCGAACCTTGGGCGGCGTGGGCGCGCCAACGCGGGCACCCGTCGACGCGTGAGAACGTCCGATCACGCGCGCCCGCATCGGTTGTGCTGCGGGAAGACGGTCGCCGATGTCGGCGACAAGCAGGACCGAGAGACACGCGTCCCTCGGGCTCGCGGCGGTCGGGGAAGGCTATACTCGGGCGCGTGGGCAGACCGAAAGCTACTGACCTGTCCTGCAGGCTGCGGGGGATTGACCGAAGGGCTTCGGCGGGGGTTTAGCGTGTTCGGAGCCGCTCGATCTCGAGACCCTGCTCAGTATCGACTCAACTCCGAACAGCGGCGTCGACGCTCGCGTCGTTGAGCGACGACGACCGGGACCTGCCCGCCACCGGTTCCCACGCAGATTCACGGCTGTGCGGGTGCAGGACGAGCTGCTCGCCCACGTCGCCGTGCTCGAAGTCTTCGGCCCGCAGCTCGGGCGACCGCGCGTGGATACGCTCTTCGGGTCTCGTCACGCGAACATGAAGCTGTGCTTCGATGCGGCGGATGGCGTGTGGCGGTTCGCCTTCGCGTTCGACCCGATCCGGAGGGCGATTTTGCTCTGCGGCGGCGACAAGTCTGGAGGGAGGCAGTGGCGATGCTTCCGCCACCTCATCGACACCGGCGGAGCAGACTGGCGGGCATCCGCTGTTGAGCAAGAATCACCTGGAAGCAGCAGATGAAGGGCGCGCATGTAGCGCCTGCTGTGACACGCCTGAAGTGAGGTGCCTGGGCGTCGGCGCTCGTAGGCTCGCCAGTCTCAGCCACGAGATCCTGGGATCTCCCTTGCCCCGCCCTTGTGATATAAGGCAAGGGACGTCGGTTGCCCCCGCAACTTTCAAGTGAATCTCGCGAAAGGGGAGAGTCATGAACCGGTATCGCAGTGCAGGGCTCGCGGGGACGTTCTTGTTGACCGCACTGATCTTCTCCCTCGTTGTCGAAGCACAACAGACCCTCCCGATCGTTCCCGTACTACCGCCGCCTGACTATCCGGTCGAGGAAGTGCCGATTCGTCCGGGCGCCAGGATGAAACGCTTCGAGCACGGCAGGAAGATCGTCGATCGGTTCGATGCCAGGGCAGGGGATCGTGACGTAGTCGTCGAGCGGTGGGAGAACGAAGAGGAAGGCGAAGGTCCACCTCCGGGCATTTCCGATGTGGCATGGCGGACGATGCACTCCCCAGTCGCCATGGTAGTGCGAGTGACCGCGGTCGAAGGCTACGTAACTCCAGACGGCACGTGGATCGAGTCTAGGGTGACTGGCACCCTTGTGCAGCTTCTAAAGAATGCAACGCCTGCGCGTCTTGAGCCGAACACGTCGGTCACCTTCGCGACTTCTGGGGGAACGATTAGAGTCGGGGCAGAATCACTGGAGGCCGTATCGCGCACGGCGCGCCACCGAACCGGACAGTTCAAGAAGAACGGCGACTACATCGTATTTACAGTCAATCGTCCCGGTTACAATCTGTACGTTCATCAGGCGGCGGCGTTCGAGATCACTGGAAACAAGCTGCGTCCGCTGCGGGAGAGCCAGGGCGGCATCCACAAGAGGATCGCTGAGGCTGGCGCAGACGCTGTGGTGGCGGAAGCGATTGCCAGCAGAAACCTACAGGCGCCATCGCGGAAGCGAGGAGGCGCACGATGAAGGCGCGAAGCCTCGTCGCCACCGTTCTGATCACAAGCGGCCTGTGTGAAATGGCCTACGCGCAGTGCAGCGGAGAGCCTGGGCAGAAGCTGTTCCCGAACGGCGTCCCGCAGAGAGCCTATTTCACCGGCACGTTTCCCGTCTATCTCACCGGCGACGGCTGGGGCACACTCGAAGCCAGCGGTGGCGTGGAGCAGGCCGTTTCGAATTGGAATGCAGCGTTTGCAGCAGCGAATGCGCCTCAGAGATTCCAAGTGGTTGCCGGGCCGCCGCCTTCGCCCGATCAACTGCCGCGGGGCGCGGTGATTATGAGTTGGATACCCGCCGAGACTTGCTACTCCGACGACGGCTTCCCTTGCGCCGGACGCGCGGAAGTGGCTGGCGGCAGCCGAACGGGGTTTATTTCGAGAACTCTCGTGGAGCTCGACAGTGTCATATCGGACGACTACAACCACATCGTGTCCACCATCGGGCACGAACTGGGACATTCGCTTGGGCTTGACCACGCCTACTTTATCAACTCAGTAATGGCGAGGTCCTACACCGAGGCAAACCGTATTCACGTGCCAACCGCCTGCGAGGGAGGCGCAGTCAAGGAGCGCGCGACGGTATCTCCCCGAGAGATGGCGCGAGGTGGTGGAGGTCATGGCGACAATAGGTATGGCAACATTTGCCTTGGTGCAGGCTGTTTCACAACAGGTGGCTGGAGTTGTAAGCCGGGTCAGTACTACGACACCGGATCCGGCTGGTGCCTCAATCCGAAAGTAGACGCGCGTTGGTGGACCGCTGACTACTCCTATGAGTCGGCACAGGATGGCAACTACTACTACGGCAACTGGCCTGTGCCAAACTTGAAGCCGCTAATTCAGATTACCTGGCCCCTCAACGGCGCCACAAACGTTCCGCGTAGTGGGACGGTCAACGTCAACGTGCTTGATCCGGATGGACGAGTATGGAGGGTTGACTACTACCTAGTCGATCCTCAGACAGGCGCGTGGACTCAGCTCGCGTTGATGGAGTACCATCCGTTTACGGTGGGATACGCGAATGCGGCTCCTGGGTGGTACACCGTCGTTGCCGTTGCCTACGACGACCGGAACGAGTACACGATCTCAAACTACGTAACTCTGTACGTTCCGTAGTGGAACGGCCTGAGTTGCCGGAAGGTCCGTTGTGAATGCGCGTTCTGGTGCGCGGTCACCACAACGGTCCTTCCGGATCTCCGGGGTAGACGCGGAGGACCCGGCCACGATCGCGCCTCGGCGTCAGGGCTTCGCGCGCTCTGC